AATTGGCACGAGTCAGCATATAAACTCACAGAACAAAAAATCAAAGCAATTGATGAGCGTTACTGGCCGTTTGCTGTGAAAGTGGATGGTGAATAGATGAAATACCAGGTTAGCTGGGAAAACAAATTAACAAACGAAATAAATATACATGGAACGTTCGAGACATTGCAAGACGCCTTACAATCAATTTATGATTGGTGGGACAAAAATGAATTTACTCCGCGTTACGTTCGACACTGGAACACTGGAAATCGTGCGACTATTGATTACGGAAGTCACCACATGTTTTATTATATTTCGGAAGTAGAGGAAGAATAAATGGAAGGTATCTTAATTATACTAGCTTTATTACTTTACTTTTTGTTAGGCTACATCGCTGGTGAACGTAAATATCTTAAAGCGATGAGAGCTGCAATTAAGTACGAGTTGAAATTACCTACAAGTGACTATCAAAAAGGATGGCTTGATTGTTTATATTTCATTCTTAACAGTAACAGAAAGGGCAGATAGATGAAAACAGCTGAAGAAGAAATCAACGAATTACTCATCAAATACAATTTTGATTTAGCGGTTTTAAAGGATATTAACGATAGATTATCTTGCTGTAGAGAGGAAGCATATGCCAGACAGCAATTGCGATATCTAAAGAATCAAATCATTATGGGGTTTGCGACTGAAAAATAAAAAAAGAGAGCTGAACACACAAATGGAAAACAAGTTAGATTTAATTGAATTACTAGAATACATTGACCCAGCTTCTCTTGGTTACCAGGAGTGGGTCAATGTTGGAATGGCGCTAAAACAGGAAGGATACACAGCTGTCGATTGGGATCAATGGAGTCAATCAGATAGCCGATATCATTCAGGAGAATGTTTTAAAAAATGGGAGTCTTTTCAAGGAACTTCTTCACCAATTACTGGCGCTACAATTACACAGTTGGCCAAAGAAAACGGATGGACTTCGCCATTCAAATCAGGAGATGGTGGCCATGAGCTGGATTGGAATGATACTTTACAAAAAGATGACCTGGTTATCATTGACCGAAATTGGATTGAAGGAAAAGAAATTCAGGAACCTAAGAAGTGGGAGCCAGCGAAAGAAATTATTCGCTATTTAGAAACATTGTTTGAACCGTCTGAAACAGTGGCTTACAATGTCCAGTCGTGGCAAGACGAAGATGGAAAGTGGAAGCCTTCTAACAAAGGTGCATATGACAGAACTGCCGGTCAGTTAATCGAAGAATTGACCCATTGCGGGGATGACATTGGAGCAGTACTAGGGGACTATAATGAAGAAGCTGGGGCTTGGATTCGTTTTAATCCTATGGATGGAAAAGGCGTAAAAAATGACAATGTAACAGAATTTAGATATGCATTAGTAGAGTCTGACAATATGGGGCTTGAACAACAAAATGCTATCATGCGAGAACTAGAGCTTCCTATTGCTGCCATGCTGTATAGCGGAAAGAAATCAATACATGCTATCGTTCGAGTAGATGCAGATAACTATGCTGAATATAGAAAGCGTGTTGATTACTTATATGATGTCTGCAAAAAGAATGGGTTAACGAATGATAACCAAAATAGAAATCCTTCTCGTTTAAGCAGAATGCCTGGGGTACTGCGTGGAGACAAAAAACAATTTATCATCGATACCAATTTAGGGAAATCTACTTGGGACGAGTGGAAAGAATGGATTGAAAGCGTTAATGACGATTTGCCTGATCCAGAAAGCCTAGAAGATTTGTTCGCAAAGCCAATTGAATTAGCACCAGAACTAATTAAAGGCATGCTAAGACAAGGCCATAAGATGCTTATAGCTGGTCCATCAAAAGCCGGAAAGTCTTTTTCGTTGATACAATTAGCTATTGCAATTGCTGAGGGTCGCCAATGGTTCGGTTTTGATTGCGAAAAAGGAAAGGTATTATATGTAAACCTTGAGTTAGATGAACGGTCCGCAAAAGTTCGTTTTGTTGACATCTATGAAAAATTAGGCCAAGGCCACTCCAATGTATCAAATATTGATATATGGAATTTACGTGGAAAGACAAGTCCAATGGATAAATTGGCGCCTAAGTTGATTAGACGTGCACAGAAATCTAATTACATGGCTGTGATTATTGATCCAATCTATAAAGTTCTGACTGGTGATGAAAATAGCGCCCATGAAATGGCTAAGTTTACTAACCAGTTCGATAAAATAGCTACGGAATTAGATTGTGCAGTAATCTATTGCCATCATCATTCAAAAGGATCGCAAGGAGGTAAAAATTCAATTGATCGTTCAAGTGGTAGCGGAGTATTTGCCAGGGATCCCGATGCGATTTTAGATTTAATCGAGTTGCCTATTACAGAAGATAGGTATATGGCTTTAGAAAATGAAGCAATTTGTCAGACTTACGAACAAGCAATAAAAAAATATAATCCATCATATAACGCTATTAGCCAAGATGATGTTTTTAGTACAAAACAAATGGGAATGCACTTAATGAGTGCAATTAAATCTCAAGCTATTTTACAGGAAGTTGAATTAGATAGGCAAAAAGCAGTTCGTGCAGCTCGGCAATGCACAGCTTGGAGAATTGATGGCACGCTTCGGGAATTCCCTAAGTTTGATCCTATCAATGCATGGTTCAAATATCCTATTCATGTCCTTGATGATTCATTGAAAGATATTTCGCTAGAAGACAATCCTAAAGAAAACTGGAAAAAGGGCGTGAGTAAGTCTAATCAATCGAGAAGTGAAAAATCTAAGCAAGAACTAGAAACAGCGTTCAGTGCATTGTCTATGGATGGTGGACCAGTAGAAGTTAGTGAAGTAGCTGAGTATTTAGATATAGCGAGAAATTCTGTTTATACTCGTGTTAAAAAACATGAAAAGTTTAAAGTTGAAGATGGTATGGTATGTAAAAATGATGTTCCAAGCGCTGTCGGAGCTAAATAGATTCGACAAGCTCCGACAAAACACACCTTCCGTAACAAGCTAAAAAGCTCCGACAAGGTACGACAACCTTAAAAACGTTGATACACCGCTGTCTGCTATTCTTGTCTACTCTCCCTTTTCAAGGGATAGAGTAGACAAAAGAATACAGCAAGACAAAAAATAGAATTTGAAAGAATGAAAAATATTGGGCTATACCAAAATAAAATAACAAGAAACGAGGATTATTATGGTTGAGAATGAAAAGCTTGAAATTATACACAAGCAGGTAGATGAAGCTGCGAAAAGCATGTTGAATAATATAAAAAATGAATGTGATAACTTTGGGGAAGTTAAAGCTGAACTCAATAAAAGATTAAAAGGTGCAAAGTGGGAAAATAATGATGCGATTTATATTGAAGTTGTATTAAGAAGCATAGAATTGTTTGAAAAAGAAATTGACACAATTAGTTGCTAAACTAACTGTGTCAGATAGATTATAAAAGTTCAAATTTAACAATAGAGCTTGAAGAATATATGATATTAGGTTTCTCAATATCATAAAAATACTCGGAGTTAGCCAATAACTCAATAAAGCTAGGAGTCAAATGGTCGTGATGGTGTCTCCACAATGTGTAATTAGCTGATAAAGATGGATAAAAAACATCATTATCTTTATCTTTTAATTTTACAATTGAAGTAAACGTTTGGTCTTCGTGGAATACTTCAGTAGAACCATCAGCAAATGTTACCTTGATTTCTGGCATAATAATTCACCTCCTTTAAAAGGAGTATATCAAATTGCAGAATAGGATGATATTATGATCGAATTTTTTCTAAATATAATTCCGCCAGAAACTACCCATCAGCAGAAGAAAGTCCATGTGGTGAAAAACAAGCCAGTATTTTATGAGCCAGACGATTTGAAAAAGGCACGTGCTAAGTTGATGGCTCACTTATCGAAACATGTACCGAATGAAAAATTTGAGGTGCCTGTTCGGATGATGGTGAAGTGGTGTTTCCCAGTTGTGGGCAATCATAGTAATGGTGAGTACAAATATACAAAACCCGACTTAGATAATAGTAATAAGCTGTTGCAAGACTGTATGACAAAACTGAATTTTTGGAAAGATGACAGCTATGTTGTCAGTTTAATCACTGAAAAGTTTTGGGCAGATGTTCCAGGGATTTATATCAAAGTGGAGGCGATTGAATGAATTGGTCCAATGTATTTATAGATATTCAACAATGGATGGCTGATTCTAACCATATATCTAAAAAATATCCAATCACTTCAGATAAATACTGGGATTGGTTAATACAGTCAATCGGAGAATTAGGAAATCGCTATAACAATCATCCAGTTGTATTAGCATTCTTAACGGTATTGATCAAAATTCAAGAAGATAGTTATAAACAGGTTGTGGGAGGTAATGCCAATGGCTGAAGGACTAAGCAAGCATCAAATTGAGATTATCACAGCTAAAGTTCTTGAAATTCAAGAAAAGAAAAAGAAAGAAACAAAAAGAGAAAAAAGAGACTGGAAATTAAGAAATACAAATTTACTATTGAAAAATTATCGTATGTTAAAAAAACATTGCGATAGCATTGTTCCGACTATTCAAGATTACGAAATAAGCGTATTTGATTCAGAAGCTTTAAACTTAGATACATTAATGAAATATAAAGCTCGGACAAAAGAAATGCTTGATTATTTTGATTTAATGTTTTCGTCCTACAATAATTATTGCAGAAGTAATGGCGATGCAGCGGAGAGAAGATTCGATATTATAAAATCAGTTTATATAGAAGATGGTAATTTCAGAAAATCTAAATCAGAGATGGCCTCTTATTATGCTATCGATTTTCGAACGGTTGATCGAGATATCAAGAAAGCGACGGATGAGTTATCTATATTCTTGTATGGAATCGATAGCTTGGATGATTTAGCAAATGTCTTAAAGTTGTCTTGAACATGCCCTATTCAAGATGTTACTATGGTAGCGTGAAATAAATACGTAAAAATAAAGACATCTCTTTCGAGGTGTCTTTTTGCATTGAAAGAAGGTGAATATCATGGCTGAATCAAAGCAAAGCCAGTTGATTAATGAAATAGCTGGTTTAGCATCAGATCTTATGAGTGAGTGGCCATCCACTCGAAATAAGCAAAAAGAATTCGTGTTAGCATATGTTTCAAATGGTTTTATCAATGGAACAGAGGCTGCAAAAAAAGCAGGGTATAGCGCTAAAACGGCAGGAACTATTGCTTCTAACTTATTAACAGGAATGAAAAAGTATGAACACATCCCTCCTGTTATTGAAGAACTGAAAAAGGCTTATGATGAAAGAGCGATAGAATTATCTATTGCATCGGGAACTGAAGTTTTGCAATATCTCACTTCTGTAATGCGTGGATCTCAAAAAGAGCAAACCTTAATCGGTCTGGGTGAAGGGGCTCAAGGATTAACTGATATTGATGTTGGAGCCAAAGAAAGGCTAAAGGCTGCTGAATTACTGGGTAAACGTCATGCGCTGTTCACTGATAAACAGGAGATTTCAGCGACCGAAATTGTAACAATCGTGGATGATGTTAATGAGTAAAGTAGTATTATCAGAAATTTTGCTTGATCAGTTTAAACCATTTTGGGTAGCCTCTAAGAGAAAAAAACATTTAAGATATGTTTTAAAAGGAGGCCGTGGCTCTGGTAAATCATTTCATATTCCAATGCGAATCATGTTAGATATTATGGAATATCCTGTTTCTGCTCTGGGAGTTAGGAAAGTTCAGAATACAATACTAAAATCTGTATATGCAAACTTTAAGGGTGCTGCAAACGCTATGGGCGTTCGGCATCTTTTCCGTTTTGTAGATTCTAAGTTAGAAATTACTTACAGACCACGAGGTAACAAGATATATTTTGCTGGTGCTGATGATCCCGAAAAAATAAAGTCTATAAAAGATGCAGATTTTCCTTTAGCTATTATGTGGATAGAAGAACTCGCAGAATTTAAAACTGAAGATGAGGTTACAACAATTGAAAATTCGGTATTGCGTGAGGAGTTAGAAGGGAAAATTGTAAACGAATCTAAGCGAAAGAATGTTTATCCATTTGATTACAGCTTTTACTATTCTTATAACCCACCTAAACGTCGTCAGTCATGGGTTAATAAGAAATATGAATCAAGCTTTATAGATAATAACACCTATGTTCATCATTCGACATATTTAGGAAATCATCACTTATCGAAAAAATTTATCGAAGAAGCAGAAAATGTGAAAGCTAATAAGCCTTTAAAATATCGATGGGAATATTTAGGAGAAGCAATTGGGTCAGGTGTTGTACCTTTCGGTAATCTAAAAATTGAGAAAGGCTGTATCACTGATGAAATGGTTGCTAATTTTGATAATATCAGAAATGGGCTTGACTTTGGCTATGCTACTGATCCACTAGCATTTGTTAGATGGCACTATGACAAAAAGAAAAATGGCATTTATGCTATTGACGAAATCTACGGAGTGAAAATCAGCAATCGAGAACTAGCTAAAAAAGTAAAGGCAAAAGGATATGAATCAGAAAGAATTGGAGCAGATTCTGCTGAACCTAAATCGATTGCTGAGCTTATTAACGAACACTCGATAAAGAAATTATATGGAGTGAAAAAAGGACCTGATTCAGTTGAGTATGGTGAAGAATGGTTAGACGATTTAGATTTTATTTGTATAGATCCTATAAGAACACCTAAGATAGCAAAAGAGTTTGAAAACATTGATTATCAGACGGATAAAGATGGTAATCCTAAGTCAAGGCTTGAGGATAAAGATAATCATACAATCGATGCTACTCGATATGCATTTAGTGAGGATATGAGAAGTAAACGTGAATCAGCAAACGTTAAGAAAACTATTAATACATTCAAAAAATTAGGATTAAGTAGGTGATATAGTGGATAATAAATTATTGAACGGTTCTAGGTTTGATAAGGAAGCAAATCTAGTTTATAAAGTACCAGTAAGCAAACTGCCTACTCGAATAATGCAATATTCGAACGGAGAAAAAGAAGAAGTCGTAGATTTTGAGCATCAGGATGTTTTTAATATGATTGTAAAATTTGTCCGACACCATAAAGAAAAACAAGTTCCTCGCCTTAAAGAATTAAAGCGTTATTCTTTAGCACAAAATAATATTAAGTTTACTGAAGATAAAAGTGAAAATCGAGCAGACAACAAGATTGCAAATGATTGGGCTAGATTTATTGTCAATTTTAAAAAAGGTGTGTTACTAGGTAATCCTTTGAAGTACAATGGCGATAAAACTATAGCTGACAAAATTAATGAGTTTTCTAGCAAATCAAATGAAGATTATCATAATCAGTTAATGTTAGACGACTTACTCGTATACGGAAGAGCATTTGAATATATCGGTAGAGATGAATACGGTAAAGAAATGTTAGCTAAATTCAGTCCAGAAGAAACGTTTATTATTTATGATACAACGACAAACAAAAATTCTGTATGTGCTGTTCACTGTTATGATCTCGATTTTAACGATGAAACATTTAGTTATATTGATATTTATGCAAATGATGGATTTTTTTATCAACATGAATCAAAAAATAAAGACTATGAACAATCTAAATTGATTGATAAATATCAAACCTTCTTTGATTCTATTCAAGTAAATGAATGGATAAACAACGAGGAGCGTTTAGGAGATTTTGAAACAGTTTTAGATAATATAGATGCATATGATCTATCGCAATCTTCAATGGCTAATTTCCAACAAGATTCATCTGAAGCTTATTTAGTTATTAAAGGAAACCCAGAAACTGCTATAGATGATGAAGATGGTAATTCTGCAGTAGACGTTTTAAACGACATGATAAAAGCTAGATTGTTAATCTTAGGGGATAAGAAATATTATGGTGATGGCCAAACTGGTAGCGATCCTGATGCATACTACTTGAAAAAAGAGTATGATACACAAGGGACAGAGGCATATAATGACCGTTTGGTTTCTGATATGTTGCGCTTCACTTCTTTAATTGATTTTACCGATGAAAATATTGGGAGTAATCAGTCTGGTATTGGATTTAGATTTAAAGGTTGGGGAAGTGACAATGATAGAAAGAACAAAGAAAGAATGGTCAAAAAAGCAATCATGAGAAGATTAAGATTATTGACTTATTCTTGGTCATTGAAAGATAACTTAAATAAACCAACAGGGCTTGCTGAGAAAGTTAAGTCTTTTTTTGCGTCTAGAGAGACTGATAAAGAACTGCTTTTTGAAAAGGTGAATGCTATAGAGATATTATTTACACCAAACGTTCCTCAATCGGATAAAGAAATTATGGAAGTTATTGCCGGAATGGTTGGAATTGTTTCAGACGAAACACTTTGCGAAATGGCGGCCAAGTTGACTGGTGTTCCTGTTCAAACAGAACTAAAGAGATTGAAAAAGGAAAATCAGCCAGATACATTATCCGATGAAGATGCAGCGAAGCTTAAAGAAAAACAGGCAGAATTTTTGGCGAATCAGTCGGAAACAGAGGAGGACTGATTTAGATGTCCTATTTAAAAGATCGTGAAGATGCTTGGATCAAAGAGCAGATGAAGCTAGATCGTAATAGAGAAAAAGAAATTGTTAAACAGCTTCAAAATGCTATTGATGCGATTCAAACCGAAATTGAAGCTAACTGGGATAGATTTTCCAATGGTCAAAAGATTACGATTAGCGAAGCAAGAAAAATGGCTAATAAGATGGACGTAAAACGCTTTGAGAGAAAAGCGAAGGAATATGTAAAAAATAAGGACTTTAGCCCGCAAGCCAATAAAGAATTGAAAATCTATAACTTAGTAATGCGAGTGTCTAGATTAGAGCTATTAAAGTCTCAGATTGGTTTAGAATTAATCACGTTGTTTGATGAGCTAGATAAGTGGGGATATTCTCAGTTAACTGAAGCGGCAAAAGAGGAATGTTTAAGACAGGCGGGAATACTAGGCGAAACCGTTCAAGAAAATTATTCGTCTAAGGTTAGAAAAATTGTTAATGCCTCATTCAAATCAAGTGACTTCCCTTCGTTTAGTGATAACATTTGGCAAAATTTTGTTGAAATGAAAGCTGATTTAGAAAAAATAATCACTCAGGCAATCACTCAAGGTAAAAATCCAAGAGCCGTAGCAAAAGAGATAGCTAAATTTTTAAAGCCTAACCAATTAAATATAAGATACAAGCTAAATAGGCTAATGATGACTGAAATATCTGGTATTCAAACAGATATTCAAAAGCAAAGTTACTTGGATGCAGATATCGAAGAATATGATTACATTGCAGAACCGTTTGCCTGTGAAATATGTAAAAAAGTGGCTAAAGGAAGCCCTTATAGAGTATTAAAGATGAAAAAAGGTATTAATGCTCCTTATATGCATCCTCATTGTAAATGCTCTACTGTCCCTAAAGTTAGTGAGGATTATGATAAGTCGCTGAAAGAAAGAGGTTTGTAAATGGATAATCTATATAAATGCAATCAATGTCATAAATACACTCCGGTAGTTAGAAAATCTGAAAATATCACGAAGGATATTGAACACCATTATGCTGAATGTGCCAACTGTGGGTATAAAGCGACAATTATGTATATGAATACCGAAATTAAGTTATTAATGCATGAACAAAGAAAAACAAACTTTGGCACAAAAAAGAAAGGTAAATTGACGGAAAAGCTAAACAGATTAATTTCTGAATTAAGAAAAGAAGTTGAGGAATCACTTTGAAAATATGACAGAAAGGCGTGATTCTATGAATGACGATCCTTACGATTACCTAGATGCTGATTATGAAGAATATTTAAGAAAGGAAGAAGTAAATGAAAGCACGAAAGAAACCAGTAGTGATTGAAACTGTAATTTTTTTAGGTTTTTATGGGAAGGATCGCAATTTCAGTGAAAGACCTAAGTGGCTGGAGAGAGCAATCTATGTTGATAAAAAAATTGAATTTTTTGATGTTCCTGAAAAATTAACTATCCATACTATTGAAGGACCAATTTATGCAAGTCCTGGTGATTACATCATAAAAGGCGTTAATGGCGAACTTTATCCGTGCAAGCCAGACATATTTGAAAAATCTTATGAGATTATTGAGTGAAGTCTGACAAACGTTAGGCTTTTTATATTGCCTTCTTACTGCTTACAGGCACTAAAGAGAAAGCTGTTTCGATTGATAGGCGTAACTTATCAAATATATCGGGTAGCGGCGTAACCGTGGAGGATAATCATGAAAACAAAAAAACTATTATTGCCAATGCATTTACAATTCTTTGCTGATAATCCAGATACTGGCACTGGGGATACGGACCAACCGGCCGGAGGTCAAGAGCAAACACCGCCAGAAGATGATAGTAAAGATAAAGGCAATGGAAAAACGTTTTCTCGTGATGAAGTAGCAAAAATGATTGCTGCTGAAGTATCAAAAACAAAAGAAGCTTGGGAAAAAGAGCTTCAAGAGAAACAAGAAGAAGCTGATAAATTAGCCAAAATGAATGATCAGGAGAAAAATGATCATGAAAAGCAGAAGTTACTTGAAAAAATCAAAGAGCTGGAAAGTGCGCAAAACTTAGCTGAAATGTCTAAGACTGCTACTACAATGTTTTCTGATAAAGGTATTCAAGCGACTGAGGGATTACTTTCGTTAGTAGTAAAGGAAACAGCAGAAGAGACATCTGAAAATGTTAAAGCTGTTGTAAAACTTATTGAAACTGAACGTGAAGCGATTAAAGCAGATTTTGAGAAACGAATTGGTTCTAAACTCCCACTTGATGGAAATGCTGATGCTAGCTTATCTCGTGGTGCACAAATGGCTAAACAAGCAAATAATCAAAATAAAGCGCCTGAAAATAATCCTTGGGCGACAAATTAGGAGGAATTTTGAATGGTTTATGTAAAGAAAACTCAAACATATCAAGATATTAATTTTTTAAAGAGCGAAAAATTTATTTCGTTCACAAAACAAGTTGATGAAAAAACTGAAGGGGTAGTAAAAGGAGTGTTACCTGCAGGATCAGTGTTCCCTAAAAATGATGCTACAGCAGAAGGTATTACAATTAACGATGTTGATGTATCAAGTGGACCACAACCGGTAGGAGTAATTGTTGAAGGTCATGTTCTTATTAAACGATTACCAGTTGAACCATCATCGGAAGCTCAAAAAGCAATGCGTGAAGTTAAATTTTATGATGCAAACGGTAAAATGCTAGCAGTTCCAACTGCTTAATAAATAATTAGGAGGATTTCAAATGGCAAATATTGCAGAATTATTTTCACAGAAAAATGTATTAGATTATGTAAATAATCGTCAAGCACCAGTTTTATTAGGAGAAACATTGTTTCCAGCACGTAAGGTACAGGGGTTAGAGTTTGATGTTTTAAAAGCGGGATCTAAAATCCCAACAATTGCAAGCGTTCATGCATTCGATACAGAAGCTGAGATTGCTTCACGTGTTGGATCAAAGACAGCTCAAGAGCTGGCGTTCATCAAACGTAAGATTCAATTAAAAGAAAAAGATTTAATGGCTTTACGCAAGCCTCGTGATGCAGCAGAACAACGTTTTTTAGAACAAGAAGTGTACAACGATGTAGATGCAATGGTTGGATCTGTAAATGCGCGTGTTGAAAAGATGCGAATGGAAGTATTAGCAAATGGAACAGTTACATTAGACGAAAATGGTTTAGATTTAGTAGTTGATTACGGCGTACCAAAAGAACATCAAGCTACGGCTGACTTTACTGCACCTGGAACAGATGTTATTGGGCTATTGACTGAATGGGCAAGCGCTTTGGATACTACGCCTACTCGTATCTTAACATCTACAAAAGTACGCAACGCGATTCTTCAAAACACTGGTATTAAAGCATATTTTAAAGATGCAGGATTATTGCCAACAATCGGCTCTTTAAATCAAATGTTCCAACAGTTTGGATTGCCAACGCTTGTAACTTATGATGCGAAATACAACAAAGAAAATGAAAAGGGCGTATTAGTAAAAGAACGTTATTTCCCAGAAAACAAGCTAGTCATGTTTGGGGATGAAAACCCAGGAGAGTCTATTTTTGGTGTAACACCAGAAGAATCTCGTTTGTTATCAACTGGATCAAATAACTACACGGTAGGCAATATTTTCGCAATGGTATACGAATCTAATTTAGACCCAGTCGGAACATGGACTAAAGCATCAGGAACAGCTCTACCAAGTTTCCCAGAAGCTGACAATGTATTCCAAGCTACTGTCTTACCTGATTCAAAAAAATAGAAGCCCCGAAAGTTGAAAGTGTAACACCAACAACTGACGGGGCCTCAATCGTATTAAGTTAGGTGGTGTTTAAATGCCTAGCATTACAGAGGACATAACAAAACTGTTAAATAGTCCAGCTAATGAAAAGTTAGAAGTGATTGAGCGACGAACTCGAGAACGTCTCAATAGTTTGTTAAATGTATCGGAAACACCAAGCAAATTTGATTCGATTATATACGAGGTCGTTTTAAAAAGATTTAACCGGATTGGTCAAGAGGGTATGATTTCATATTCTCAAGAAGGTTTAACAATGGCCTTTCCTGATTCTGATTTCTCTGAATATGAAAAACAAATTAACGATTATTTGAATGAAGAAAAAGAAGTGCAATATAAAAAACTTCGTGGGAAGGCCCGATTCGTATGAGATATACAGATGAAATTACCTTTGTAAAAAAATCTTCAGAATCGCATTATGATCCAAACTCAGGGGAATGGATTGAAGAAGAACCGTTTAGAAAAACTACTGATGTCAATGTAACTGATATTGGTACAGATCGTTCTATTACTATTTTCGGAAGCATTAAAGAAGGGGCTAAAGTCGTTAGGACACAGCCCCTTTTTGTTATTCCAGAATTTGATTACATTGAGTTTGAGGGTAAAACTTGGGAAGTTATTACAAGTAGAGTTCCTGCATTAAGAAATAGCTTGATTATTCAGGAAGTGATTATTGATGGCAAGAAGTCAAGTAAGAATTAATGGACTAGCTGGAATTTCTAAAAAACTAAAGAGAAATGTTCAACTTGATGATGTGAAAAAAGTTGTTAGAAATAACACAGCAGAATTAACCGCTAATATGCAAGCTGAAGCCGGAAAGGTGTTAACTGGACACTGGGAAGGTAAAAAGTTTGTTAAACCTACAGGGGCAACAAAAAGAAGTATCGTTATGAGGCTTTCGAACAATGGTTTTTCTGGGCATACAGGACCAGGAACAGAATACGCACCGTATTTAATAAACGGTACGAGATTTATGGTGAAACGTGATTTCTTTTTACCACCGCTGAAACAACAAAAAGTGAAATTTAGAACGGACTTGGAAAGGTTGATGAAATGATTAAAACAAGAGATCAATCAATCTTCGATGAAGTGTATAAGAAGTGTCAATCACTGGGCTATGAAACCTACGATTATAAACCTATGAATGATGTAGGTTATCCATTTGTCGAATTAGAAGATACTCAGACACTGCACCAAGCCAACAAAACTGATATTAAAGGTTCGGTTACATTGAATCTATCTGTATGGGGATTGGCAAAAAAACGTAAACAAATATCGGATATGGCTTCAGCAATTTTTGCTGAGGCTCTATCTATTTCTGAAACGGAAGGTTATTATTGGTCGCTCAATATCCAATCAAGCGGTATTCGGTTAGTAGATGACATTTCGACTAACACACCATTGAAGCGGGCAATGATATCTTTAGAATTCAAAATACTATAGAGAGAAGGAATATAAATGGCTAATGAAGCAAAAGTAGCGGCTAAAGGTATTGATATTATTTTACTTTTCCGTTTGTTAAAAAAATCAAAAGAGGAAGCAGCATGGAAATTAGCTTTCCAGACAGAACATGAAAATACAAAAACAAAAGATAGTGACTCCGTGGCCACTAAAGATGGTCCGATTCGTATCCCAGGATCATTGGAAATTGATTTTTCAGCAACATCTATTTTATCAGTCGGTGATCCGTATGTTGATCAACTAGAAGAAGCTTTAGACAATGATGATATTATTGAAATTTGGGAAATCAACAAAGCAGAAAAAGGTACAGGAGATAATGCTGACAAGTACAAGGCAACCTATTACCAAGGATATGTAACATCATTTGGTAAATCGCCTAATGCTGAAGACACCGTAGAAGTTTCATTAGAATTTGGTATCAATGGTAAAGGCGCAAAAGGATTTGCAACATTAACTGCTGATCAAGAAGAAGTAGTTCAATATGTCTTCAAAGATACGACTATTGAAACAGCTGATCCGGGAAAGTAGATAGCCCTTCTGTAGGAAGTGTAACTCCTACAGTCGATGGGGCTTCTATTGAATTAAGCTAAGAAAGGAAAATAAATATGGTGGATACTTTTAAAATTTATAAAGGCCAAACCGAAGTTGTTTCCGGCACATCACCTTTAACTATAACAGGAATGGAACCTAACACTTCAGTGCCGGCTGGTGAGTACCAAGTAACTCGTGTTGTTAATGGGAAAGAATCAGAGCGAGTAGATATTCCAGCTTTTAAAACATTGTCTATTGCTGTAACTGGCTTAGAGTTTTCTCCTAAAACGTCCACAGCAGATGCTGGTGCTGCAGGTAGCCGACAAATCACAGCAACTGTTTTACCTGAAAATGCAACCAACAAGAAGGTAAACTATGATATTTCACCTGTAACAGAAGGTCTTGCTGTCTCTGAAACAGGAAATATTACTTGGACAGAAGCGGTACCGGCTGGTGTTTATACCACAACAGGAACAACAGAGGATGGTAAAAAAACAGCTCAACACACCTTAACATTGAATAATCAAGCTTAAAATAAAATTTAGAGGGCAGCTTAGCGGCTGTCCTTTTCTTATGGAGGAAAAGACATGCAAATCGAAATTAAAGGGAAAAAATATAACTGTATTTTTGGAGTCAAGTTTATTCGTGAATTGGATAAGCAGCATGGGGTAGTTCGTAATGATGTGAATCTTGGTATGGGACTAACAACATTATTACCGCAGCTAGTAAGTGGAAATATCGTTGTTCTATCTGATGTACTTTACACAGCTACCATTACGGAAAAAAGTAGACCTTCTAAGGATGAAGTAGATGAGTTTGTTGAAACTGTTGATGATATTGAGGCGTTATTTGATGAAACGTTGAAAAACTTAGAAGAAAGCAATGCGGGAAAGTTAACGGTCAGAAATTTCAAGAAAGCTCTGATGGAGAACAAGTAAGAGAGGAACTAACCTCAGCTGAAGCTTATGAAAATATTCTTATTAATTGTTTTCGTTACCTAGAAATTACTGATTTATCAGAAATCGAACGAATGACTTTGTATGAATATGAAGTTAGGCTATTGGCGTTTCAGTTAAAAAGACTTGACCATGAAAGAGACCTCTATCTTCAATCTTGGCTAAATAACCAAATTAAGGCGACTAAAGGTAAAAAATCTGAACCTTATTATAAGGAATTCAATAAGTTTTTCAATTATGAAGAACGAGAGAAGCTTATTTTGGGTAAATCATTAATTGATGAAAAAGTTGATATAGGAGCAATAGATTTATTAAGAAAAGCAAATAAGTAGGAAAGGAGGAAAATAATGGAATCATATTCAGTCGAAGCAATACTTACTGCCACTGATAGAACGTTTAGTAGCACGATGAGTAGCGCTGAACGTTCTATGGCTGGTGTAAACAAGCAATCTGGTGAGCTAGGGGATGGATTGGATAAAAGCACCACTAAAGGGAATCAATTAGGCAAGTCAATTCTTAGTATTGGAGCAGGTGTGGGTGCCGTAAAATTAGTGTCTACGGCCGTAAATATGGTTAAGGATTCTGTTGAAGGAGCTATTAACCGTTTTGATACGTTGAATAAATATCCTGTAGTTATGAAGGCTCTAGGTTACTCAACAGAAGATGTAGATAGATCAATGACTAAGTTAAGTGATGGAATTGATGGGCTTCCTACATCGTTAGATGAAATCGTATCAAATACGCAACAGTTAGCAATTTCAACTGGTAGCTTGAGTAAAGGAACTGACACAGCTATTGCATTAAATGATGCCTTTCTTGCTTCTGGAGCTTCAACTGCTGATGCAACTCGTGGTATGCAACAATATATTCAAATGCTCGGTAAGGGTGAAGTTGATATGCAGTCTTGGCGAACATTACAAGAAACAATGCCGATTGCGATGGATAAAGTTGCTAAGTCTTTCAAAGAACAAGGTGTAAACTCAGTTAACCAATTATACGATGCCTTAAAAGAAGGAGATATTACATTTAATGAGTTCAATAATCGTTTGATTGAGTTGGACAAAGGCGTAGGTGGTTTTGCGGATTTAGCCAAGAAAAACTCAAAAGGTATCAAGACCTCATGGGCAAATATTAAAACAGCCACCGTTAAAGGTGTAACTACAGTTATTAAATCATTTGATGAATTATCCAAAGCAGTGACAGGAAAAAATATTGCCGAAAATTTGGACTCTTTAAAAAATGTAGTGAATATAACTTTTAAGGCAATTGATGCAGCGATTCAATCAACTATTCCATTGATGAAACTATTCGGAAAAGCAATTACGTCAATAGGTACAGCCTTAACACCATTACTACCAACAATTGCCAGTTTTGCTGCCACCTTTACAGCATTGAAAGTAATTCAGCAAGTGACAGGATATATAAAACAATCTGAATTGGCCATCAAAGCTTATACAACCGCAATAAGTTTATACAATGGAATCTCAAAATTAGCTACATTATCTACTACAGCACTCGGAAGAGCATGGATGTTAAACCTAGCAGCCGATAAAGCAAATTCTGCAGCAATAGCAATAAAAACTGGTCTTTTAGTGGCGCAAAATACAATCGTTGGTGTTTTGACGGGAACAATTAGTTTAGCTACAGTAGCTACAACTGTTTTTAGTACCGCTATGAAATTGTTGATGGGCCCTATTGGTTGGGTAACAGCTGCAATAGGAGGACTAGTAGCTGTTGGGGTAAACTTGTGGAAATGGTTAAATAAGGAAACTGAATCAACTAAGGCAGTTAAAAAAGAACAAGAAAACCTTATGAAAACCACAGATGACTTGATTAAAAAGAATCAAGAACATACCCAATCACGAAAAGATGAAGCTATTGAGTTAGAAAATACTAAAGAAAAATTCCAATCTATGATTTCTGAAATGGAAATGCTCGCTGCAAAAGAGAAATTAAGTAACAGCGAGAAAAAACGCATGACAGAAATTGTTGAAGAGTTAAACGGTAAAATGACTGGTTTAAACTTAGTTTACGATGAACAAAGTAATAAACTTTCTGAAATGCCAGGTAAAATTCAACAACAAGTTGATGCCTATAATGCTTTAGATGAAGCTTCTCAAGCTCAAGAAAACATTAATCAAATGTTAAAAGAACGAAATGATAATGAAGCGAAGTTGATGGAAATCAATGCCGCTAGAGAAAAATGGAACCAAACGTTAAAAGAATCTGGTGGGAATACAAAAGAAGCTCGTGAAAATATTGAAAAGTTGGGCGAGCAAGAGCAAGTGTTAAAGGGCGTTCAACAGGAATTAACGAATGAAATTATAAATACAGCTAATGCCCATGAACAATCAATGCAACGTGCAAGCCAAGCTGTTGAAAATGGTGTATTAAATCAAACAGTTTCATACAATGCTTTAAGTGGAAAGACGAAAGAAACAATGGATGCAATGCGTTCAGAATATTCATCGCTTGAAGAAAAAGTAGGGAGTGCTTTTGATGTTATTGAACAAAAGCAAGCTATTTCGGTTGATCAGATGGCTGCTAACTTACAGAAAAATCAAGAAGCTGTCGCACAGTGGGGACAAAATATTTCAACACTTGCAGAACGACATGTTGACCAAGGGTTATTGGAACAACTAAGAAAAATGGGGCCAGAGGGTGCAGCACAAGCAGCAGAGCTTGTTAATGCATCAGACGAACAATTACAACGCTTAAATGATGTCTATCGTAATACTGGTGAAACTTCTATGAATGCGATGAAAGAAGGCTATCAGTTAGGTAAAAATGGTGTTAATGATGAAATAGCAAGCTTAATCCCAACTCAAAAAGATACATTAATGACACAGATAAAGAGCACCGATTTTAATAGTGTGGGTTTGAGTGTAACCGAAAACTTTAAAGCAGGTATTGAGAACGGGCGTACAGCAGTCGAAGAAATGACCAAAGGAATTGTTCCTAAAGTCGGGGAAGACATGAAAGGGGAAGTCCAAAAAGCTGATTTCAGAGGTATTGGTAAGTCCATTCCTCAAGGATTAGAAAAAGGTGTTGACGACGGCAAAGGAGTTCCTGTAAAAACATCTAATCAAATGATTGATGATATTGTTTCTGGTGCCAGAAAAGGTTTAGATTCTCACTCTCCTTCTCGTGTATTTCACTCAATTGGTGAAGATGTTGATTCTGGATTATCAAACGGTATAGAACAAAACGCAATGAATCCAGTAAGAGCTGTGGAGTCTATTGTTGATAAAATAATTTCTGCAATGGATAAGTTGCCATCAGAAATGAATTCTATTGGTGCAAATGCAATTGATGGATTGACTAATGGCATTAATGCCAATGCTAATAGCGCTTTAGCTGCAGCAAGAGGTGTGGCAGATCAAATTGTAAGTACAATGAAAAGTGCTATGGATATTCATTCTCCATCACGTGTAATGCGTGATGAAGTAGGTAAAATGATTCCAGCAGGAGTAGCGGTTGGTATTGATAAATATTCAAACTTTGTGGAAAAATCTATGCAACGACTAAGTAAAAAGGTAGCCATGCCAGCGCTGGATAATTTAAATTCAAATCTGTCATTTAGTGGAGGAACACAAAGCTTAGCATTTGCTGGAGATGTATCTTCAAAATTCACTGTAGAGGTACCTGTTATTTTCGATAGTTCAGAGGTTGCAAGGGTTATTGCTAAACCAATGAGTAAAGAATTGCAGAATCAACAAGATAAAAAGAATGTTTCTTTAGGAAGGAGGCGCTAAATGTTATACAACTTTATTGATGTAAATGAACAACAAACAAAAGCCTCTTTGCCTTCGGAAGCCATGAATTTTAATGGTTCCTTTTTAGAAGATTTAGTTCCAGGTTATAGAACATTATCTGTTGTTGGAAGAGAGTTAGCTCCTACTGAGATACAAAGTTACCAATTGGGAATTCGTGATGGAATGCGACATGTTTATGCTCGTATTCCGGAAAGAGAATTAACAGTTAAATTCAAAGTTGAGGCTAACTCTAACGAAGCGTTTAGGGATTCTTTTAACAGACTAAACGTTGCTTTGTTTACAGAAAAAGATGTACAGATTTGGTTTAATGATGAACCAGAAATGCTTTGGTCGGGTAGTAAATCAGACATTGATGCAGTTCCTGAGGGATTGAATCGAGTCGTTGGTACATTTACAATTTTGTTGAACAATCCATATAAATATACTCGAAGCGATGCTACTAGTGTTATGTGGGGTTCAACAGAAATAACGTTTCAGGCTAACTATCTTATGGGTAATACTGGATCAGGGGCTGTTGATTTACCGATTGTTATAGAAGGTGGGGCTTATTGGGGTTCTACCATGATTACTTTTCAAAACCGTTCCTATCTAATGGGAGATAATGGTCAAGAAGTGAAGCCGATTGAAATATATCCAACTGTCGAAGGGTTAAAAGTAAAACCGATTATTACTATAAAAGGCACTGGTAGAGGCGTGTGGATAAAAACTAGAAGCGATACTATTGATATTGGTGATTTTGATAAATCAGAAATAGTGATTGATACAGAACAGTTTAATATTACGAAAAATGGGAAGCCAATGATTCGTCCTATGAACGATTTTTATATTTATCCAAATGAGCCACTATACATCCAAGCGAAAGATAGTACTTTTAATCTAACTATTCGATATCCAAATCGTTTCTTATAGGAGGTGTTGCTAAAATATGTTGATGGCAATGGATTTAAAAAGAGAATACACGGCAGTTTTAGATAACGCTTATAATGTTGGATATGAAAAAATTGAAAACCAAATAGGGAATCTAGAATTTTCAATGCCGTTGGATGATCCTAAAAATGAATTTTTGCAAGAAATGTTATGGGTTGAACTAACAGATAATGAGAATGAATATATAGGGTTATACCGTGTTATGCCTTCAACGGTTCGCAAAGATGCTAGTAACAATTCGATCACGTATACGGCAAATGAAGCCCTGTGTACTTTGCTAGACACAGTTCTTTTTGGTTATCATGAACTAGTGAATCGAAAAACGGTTGATGTTATTAACTATCTTTTGAATAAACAAAGGACAAAACACTGGGTTTTAAAAAAATGTGAATTCACTCGGTATTTTAGTTATGCATGGGAAAATGAAAATGGTCTCGCTGATGCCTTGTTTAGTATTCCTCAAGCATTTGATGAAGACTATATGTGGCAATGGAATACCCGAGTTTATCCATTTGAATTATCTTTAGTGAAGCCACCAACAGAGCCTATTGCTCGTATTCAAGAAGGATATAATATGCAAGGATTTGAGATTGAAAGAGATCCCAACAATTTAGTTAATCGAGTTTATCCTTTAGGTGCTGGTGAAGGCGTCAATCAGATAAATATTAAATCAGTGAATAAAAATGTCCCTTATGTAGAAGATTCACATTCGATAAAAGATCACGGTTTAGTTGAATATGTTTGGGTGGACCAACGATTCACAGTTCCGCAAGCTTTAAAAGACAATGCAATCAACATGTTAAAAAAATGGGCACAACCTAAAATTTCTTGGGATGTGACTGCGGCTGATTTATTAAAATTAACAGATGAACCTTTAAGCATTGATAAGTTAAGACAAGGAACTGTAATTATGATCAACACAGATGACTTTGGAAGTATAAATTTGCGTATTAAAAAAGAGACAAAACAGGATGTATTCGGCGCCCCACAAGATATTCAGCTAGAGCTTGGTAATTTATCTGACGATTTTACTACAACAATGTCTGATTTGAAACGTAAACAGGAAATAAACGAGACATACTCGCAAGGTGCAACGAATATTTTGAACTACAGTTATCAAGATAACTGCGAAAAGGCATACCCAGCAGAAATTGAATTCTTCTTAGATGATGATGTTTTTCATGTAAATACTGTGGAACTGACTTTTAAAACTAAGCGCTATCGTGGTTATACAAAAGCCGTAAAAGGCGGAGGAGCTACAGTAAAAAGTACGTCAGCTGGTGGAGCTTCAACACAAACGAGTTCAGCTGGTGGTGGAAGTGTCGTTTCAAGTTCAGCTGGAGGAGGCTATTCTAGCGGATCTACCACAGGTGGCGGAGGAGGTAGTATTCAATCTAGTTCTGTAAATGGACAAAGTTCTCAAACAAGTTCTGCTGGTGGAGATCATAATCACTTGGTTGCAACTAATAATGGTAGCACTGAATCAAGTGCGTTTTATCGAGAAATGGATGCGGGGTCAGGTATGAGATTTAGACTAATGTCGACTGCATCAACAGATTGGTACACAAAGACGAGCTCAGGTAATCATACTCATAATGTGACTACACCGGCACACTCCCACACAGTGAATACACCTAACCATAGTCACAATTTTAATATTTCTATACCAAACCATACACACAGCATATCGGTTCCTAGCCATAGCCACCAAGTAAGAATACCGGCACATACACACCAAATTACTTTACCTGATCATAGCCATCCATTAGAATGGGGGATTTATGAGGCGCCAAGTAGCGCAACTAGTGTAGATATAGTTGTAGATGGTACCACTATTCCAGTTCATGATACTAGCCAGCAAAGATTAAACATTGTTAATTATCTTAGAAAAACTAGTGGCGGTAAAATCTCTAGAGGTAATCATACAATCAAGATAATACCTAACAAACTTGCACGAATTGAAGCGCAAGTTATTTGTCGTGTTTTTATACAATCACAATTAGGAGGACAATTTTAAATGAGATTAACAGTAAAACTAATTAGCAAACAAGAAGAATTTATAATTAATGATGAATCAGGTAAAACATTAGATGATTATTTTGCAGAACTAATTGATAATAGTTCGCCATTCATCAAGATAGGAAATCGTATTTTACAAAAAGCCACGATTGAATACATTAATGCAGAATAGGAGTGATAAACATGGCTATCGAGCAAATTAAAGAAACCGACACACTGAATCAAGGTCGAATTAAAATTAATGCAATTTTGGATCAATCTAATACTGCTGTTGAAAAAATAAATGATTATCAAAGTCAGTTGACAGAAGGAATTAATGATGCCAAAAAAATTGCTGACGACGCCGGAAAAGAAGCCGTACAAATTGCAGAACAAGCAGGGAATCAAGCGAATGAAACAGCAAACCAAGCTTTAACTAATTCTCAAACGGCTATTAATACTTCAAATCAAGCGGTATCTACAGCAAACAACAATAAACAAGAATTTGATGCTTTGCGTAATGACTTTGAAAAACTTGTTGGGGAAGCTGGTGACAGTAATCCTGAAATCGTACAGGCGAGAACAGATACCCAAGGAGTAACACAATCAACATTAGCTACTCGCTTACAGGTTGACTTTAATGACCGCATGACAAAATCTGAAGGAGTATCGTTACTTTCTGGAACGACAAACGTAAAAATACCTATGGATTTTACTGGAAAAACGGCTGGTAACACAGCAACAAATGCGAATCAATATTTTACAGATGTAACAGCTAAAGTATTAAAAAAACCAAAAGATACATGGAATGAAGTTTCCCAATCTGATTACAACAAGTTAGTAAGTCGTGACGATTCAGGAGTAAGTAGTGGTTCGACGCAAAGCGGAGTTATACCACAACAGTTAGGAGTGTTCAATGCTTTAGAAGCTGCAAAAAAATTAATTCCTCAAAATTTTGAAGGATTAAGTCAAGAAGAAGCGGTGGTTTTATTAAAAGATAGCTTTGTCGCATTTACTATTAGTGAACGTGTTAAAGCCACTTCGCCTAACAACAAAACAATTAAAGTTTCCACTTATATTGAGTCAACTGACTCGTGGACAACTCAAATTCAAGAAAATGCTGGCGAATACAAAGATTTATCAGTTCAAGTAACTGATAAAAATTTCATTACTAGTGATGGTCTTATCTATCTAATTAGCTATACAGATCCATCAAATGGAGTGACAACTGCTAATCTGGATGTTGACTATTCAGCTATTCAATTAGAAATTAGTATTAATGCACAAGATGTATTAGCAAAAAGTGGCTTTGTAAGAGAGGAACAACTAAAGGAGCATACGGAAAGTCAAGACAATCCACATAAAGTGACAGCAGGTCAAGTTGGCTTGGGAAATGTTAAAAATTATGGATTTGCTACTGATAGCGAAGCATCTGCTGGAACATCAACGACCAAATATATGAGCCCTAAAAATGTTGCAGATGCTATTAAAGGGCAAGCGGTGACTCAAACTGGAGACCAAGAAATAGCAGGAACAAAAGATTTTATGAATCCTCCGAAAATCGCTGGACAAACTGTTATTTCTGAAAAAGTAATAGCCTTTTCTGCCCCTAATACAGTATCAGTCAGTGGTACAGGGGTTAAGACCATTCCAATTTCTCAAAAGGTCATCACTAATAATGAATTTTTTGAGTTATCAGCGAATAAAATTAAAGTATTAAAAGATGGGATAATTAGTGTTGTTACTAGCTATACAACCAACGTTCCAGCAGGTTGGTGTAATATTGAGCTTACTAAGAATAATGCGGTTATGAACAGGAGCAATCAAGGTACAGGAGGTTTACAAGCTGCTGGGTTGACAGATGTATTTGATGTAAAAGCTGGTGACACTATTGCATTTCAAAGTAACTCTAATCAATCTTCTTATTCGATATTATATCTTAGAGGATTTTTAAGATACTTAACGTGATAATGATTTTTATAAATTTATTTAAATGAAATAACCGTTTAACAAAAAAAGTTAAGCGGTTTTTCAATTGAGATGGAAGGTGTAAAACAATATGACCATTGAATCGCTGGGCGCAATTGCGGGTTCTGTCATGTCGATTGTAGCGTTAGTAGCCTTCTTTGTTAAGCCTTATCTGGATACGTCAAAAAGGCTTGATAAGACGCTACAAGACTTAAATACAACGATCCAGCTATTGAAAAAAGATTTAGAAGTAGGGAACGAAGACCGAAAAGCAATTCATGTTCAGTTAGACAAACACGAAGAGCGTTTAGATCGTCATAATGATAGACTGATTGAACACGGAGAACAACTAAAAACACTTTTTAAAGAAAGGAAGAAAACAAATGAGTAATAAATTTTACAATACCGCAAAATGGATTGTGCTTACTGTGCTACCCGCTATTTCAGCATTTATTATGTCGGTAGGAACGAAAATAGGGATCGCAAATCCAGATGACGTCGTCACCGTATTAAACGCTGGAACAGCTCTTCTGGGGGCAATTCTAGGAGTATCTAGCATTCAATATCAAAAGGGACAGGATCAAAATACAGATAACAGTGAGGGGGAAAAATAATGAATCCTAAAGAAAAAGCGCAAGAAATCGTTTCGACGTTAGCAAAAGAAAATCTTTCGAATCAAACGAAAAAAAGAATGGCTGTCGCAAAAATGAATGAGTGGGCATTGGCTACAAAAACAGAGGTCACAAATGAAGAAATCGAAAAAGAGATAGAAGGTGCTTACAATGGGCTTAAATAATCAATTAAGTGTGGAATGGTTCTTAGAAAGAGTCGGTAAACTAACTTATTCTATGTATGGCTCTCGTAATGGAGCTGATGGAACAGCGGATTGTTCTGGATCAATGACGCAGTCTATTAAAGATTCTGGAGGAGTAAACTACGACTATTTATATTCAACCGTAACGCTAGGGAAATATTTAGATAAAAACGGGTATCAACGTATTTCGGTGAACCAAGATTGGCACGCACAAAAAGGGGATGTCGTTCTCATGAGTTGGGGAGCGGATATGTCTTCAAGCGGCGGCGCTGGTGGTCACGTTGGGGTCATGATGAACGCCACTGACTTTATTAGCTGTGATTATTGGACCGGAGGACAACTAGGAACAGCGATTACTCAGCACAATTGGGATGAGTATTATGCAGCTACCAAGCCTAATTACATTGAGGTTTGGCGGTTTCAAAACAATCAACCCGCTCCATCAGTTCCTCCAGCACCTAAGCCAACTAAGCGACGTTATGGATACCGAGTAGACGACCTGCAGTTTGTGAATGGATTGTGGCAAGTAAGAAATGACGTATTGGGGCAACCGGACTTTGACTGGACGGAAAACGGGATTAATGTTGCTTATATTGATAAGATTAATCCAGCAACAGGAGAGAATACCCCTGATCAGGTGTTAAACGTAGGAGACTATTTTGCTTTTCAACCTTCATCCGTAGGAATTATTACCGAACAAGATCCCTTGAACGGAAAAACAATCTCACATGTTCAATTCCCAGACGAGTTTATTTGGTTGTACACAGAAAGTGTTGAAAAATTGATTTATGGGTAAAGATTTCAACTGGTTAGCTAATCATAACTTGATTTATTAAGGTCAAATATTGAACTATTAGGAGGATGATAGTATGAAATCAGAAATAAAAAAACATATTCGTCAATTATTGTGTGACTATAAAAAAATCGAAAAACAATTAAAGAAGTATGAAGATATGTTGTTGTATCCTCAATCTTCTTTTTCTTTATACTTTGAGGAAAAGTCAAGTGAAAAAATAAGTTTGAACCAAATAGCTTTTCATAAACACTTTTTAAATACAGTTGAAAATGTATTATCAGATGCTACATCAGATGTACGGGATATTTTTCTTTCTAAGTATAAGAATGGCTACCCACGTAAAAAAAATGAAATTGTAGCCTATGAAACCTATTTAAATGTATCGACAGTAAAAAGAAGAGATAGTGAATTTTTAGAAGAACTGGCACGACAATTGGGTTGGCTAGAAGTTTGAGCAATAAAAGAGTGCACAAGGTTCTATAATAAGTATAAAGACATATGTTCTTATACCATGGACGCACGGGATTATAATGAAGGAGGTAATGACAGGTGACAAAAACAATTGAAGAGGTACGGAACTATTTAGATAGTCTTATTGGGACAATAACTATTGATAAGTCAGACCGTTCTCTTGATGGCCAATGCGTAAGTTTAGTTAAGAATTTACTAGAGTTTCTCGGAGCACCCAATCCATATGCTGCAAGAGGTAATGCAAAAGATATTCCATCTACGTATGTTCCTCAAGGAATTGCAAAAGCTGGTTCAGGAATACTTAACATAGCGGTTAATCGCTATGGCGGTAGCGGATATGGACACGTTTGGGTAAAAATTGGTTCTGACAGTTGGCAAGCAAATTGGGCTGGCAGACCCGTAAAGAAAAATGTTGGAGAAGATCCTATTACAGATATTTTAAACTTAGATCAATGGATTTCAACAGGTAGTAATCCGATTGATGAAGAAAAAGCTACGACCTTAGGATCAAATGGGGAAGCGCTAATTAAAAAATTTGAAGGTTGTCGACTTACAGCCTATGATCTTGGCGATGGCATGATTACTATTGGTTGGGGGCACGCTGAACCAAAAGGACAAACAAGTTTAATCCCAGGAGTAACTAGATGGTCACAAGCGCAAGCGGATAGTCAGTTTTGGAAAGATATAAAAGTTTATGAAAGTGCAGTAAATAGCTACTTTATCCGTTCTTTTAATCAAAATCAATTTGACGCAATGGTAAGTTTTACTTATAACAATGGTACGGGAGTATTTGCAAATTGGAATTGGGATAGAGATGCTTCTAATAGCTATATCACTGAATCATTTGCAAATTATATTAATAAAGGAACTGAATATGAGGAAGGATTGCGGCGACGTCGTCAAGAAGAAATTAACTTATTTAATACACCAGTGAGTAATGAAGATTCTAGTTCGACACTAAATACAGAGGAGGAAGACGAAATGATTAAATTAACAGTTGTAGAAGGACTATATAAGGGAACAAAAGGCTATCTATATAATGGTCGATTTATCGTAGGTGGAAATACAGGAGACTATAACATTGTTTATCAAAAATTAAGATTGATGGAATCACAAGGTAAAATTAAACCAATTAATGATGATATTAATACTGCTGAATACGAAAAATTAATTAACATTTTCCCATCTTACAAAAATTCTAAATAATTGAGTAAAACAATTTTGATAAAGTTATTTAAGTTCTATTCAACAAATTTACTTAAGTTGTAATTTAAGTTTTTTTAAGCACAATATCTTGGGCGCGCTGGCTTATTATTCAATTTTTTTATGGTCGATGTATTCTCTAAATAGTATATTGTAATTAATAGACGGCAATGCCTCCATTTCCGAAAGCACAGTTATGCTCGGATATGGGGGCTCTTTTTTTTTGAGGAAAAAGAACGGATGAACTATCGTATTTAAGTTGTCAAGAACAGTTTGACTTATTTTCTTCCGTAGGTATGAAAGTAGGTAAGTGTGATGTAAATAAACTTGAACATATTAATTACTAAAGGTTAAAGGAGTATACTAGACTAATATCTAAAATAAAAAAAGACGTTGCCCTGATTGGCGAAAATGAAGTCGATTTCTAGGACATAATACAATTCAGATTTATAATTTCGCTAGGAGAAGTGAAGAACACATACCTGAAGAAAATCCATTTGAAGAAGAAACAGAACATTGCGACACAATAGATGAATTTGTGGACGAATATTTCGATGATACTTGGATCGAATAATTTAACCCCAACTCAATATTAGAGTTGGGGTTTATTCTATGCACTAATCAAAGATTTCCTTACAAGCATTTTCTCAATGACAAGTTGGTTTCGTTTATTCAAATGACCATAGACAGCTAGTTCAGATTTTTCGGGTAGCATTAGTAACATATTTGATAATTCGTATTTGGAGACGATACAGTTTATAGTTTCGTCCTGTGTTACTAATGAGAATCGAACTAGCATTTTTGGGTACATACTTAACATTCTAATCTTTTCAACTACTCCTACATAATTAGTTTTCAT